TAAACATATTTATGTAGAGTTCTGCGAGGAACTGCAACTGCACCCTGAGCAGAGTTATTTAGTAAGCTTGTTGCAAGTTCATCTCTTTGAGTCAAAGGGACGTAGTGAATATTGCAACCCAGAAACCCACCTTTCTGATATTCAATCACATATGACAACGGATACATATCATAATATGGTTGTTTTGTCTGTGCTGAGTATGTGAAAAAATATAATTGGCCAGGAGCAAATCCAGCTGTGTCTGCAGCATCATCATCAAAGTTTGTTGATCCAAGTTCTTCAAGTAATTGACTCCGAAAGAAGTCTTCAGTAACTTGACCTGTAACTTTGCCCATTATGTTTTGAAGAATGCTCATCTGATTCCTAGTTCTTTCTCAGTCATAATTTTGAACTCTAATTTACGATCATCACAAAACTCTCTTGCCGCTTTCCACTTTGCTTGATTCTTAACATAGGTCATTGATTCATTTATCAATGTTTTTCTTGACTTACCTTTCGTCACCTTTGGTTCAAGTGTTTCTCTCATTGGTTTCACTTCAATCACTGATCTACGAATATTGTTATCCTTGTCCTTATATTTAATAAAGAAATCAGGAAAATACCTGCGAACACGATTGGTGGTTGGATCTTTGTACGGTATCCAAAATTCTTCAGACGCCCATTCAATCACATTTTCATTTAAGTCACAGTAATTCATGAATTTTCGCTCCCAAAGAGACCTATAAATAATATTACGATGATCACCCTTATATTTTTTAGGGTTAGAAGGTCTATATATCCCTTTATAGCTCATATATAATAATAACAACTTACACTTATTTATCGTGTCATTTCCAAAAAGAGGTCAAATATTTCAAGATAGAGTTGATAAAATCAAAAGTACAGTCGCAAGACCATCTCTTGATACTTTTTATGAGGTTAATTTTTCGTTTGGAAAGTATCAAACTTGGTTAGGAGAAACTCCAGGCAAGAGAAGAACACAGGGAACTGATTTTATGCAAAAGATGTCCTTGATGTGTACACAAGCAGAAATTCCAGGCACAAATTTTATAGAGGAATCTGTTACTGGTCATCGTCAAGGTATAACAGAATTATTTCCAAATCTTAGAAATTTCCCGCCTTTAAATCTTGTTTTTTATGCTGATGCAGATCATGTGATTTTAGAGGTCTTAGAAAGTTGGATGTCATATATCAATCCAATTTTTGAATCTGGTATCAGAGATAATAATGCGTTTACACGTTTTAACTATCCAGATGATTACAAGGAAATAATTCACATCACAAAATTTGAAAGAGATACCTTCATAAAAGAATCAAGAGATTCAAGTTATCAATCTAATATGACAAGCTATGAGTTTGTGAATGTTTGGCCAACTGATTTAACCTCAATGAGAGTTGCCTATGGTGACTCAAATGTGTTAAGATGTAGTGTACAGTTTGCTTATGATAGATTCTTCACTACTTTTAATTATCAAGATATTCAAAAACAAGTTGTGAATACTTCAGCAGGTATAGTCAATTCAAAGGAACAAGTTTCATCAAATACTTATCCAGATGGTTTTAATTTTGGAAAATCTACTGATGATTTTTCAAAAGATCCTCGATACCAAAGCACTGGTGGCCCCAATAATCCAAATAGTAATGCATTTAAAAAGAAAATAAAAACTAGTCGAGGCAATAGGTATAGATAACACCTATAAATAAAACACTGAATCATAAATTATGCCATTACCAACCATTGAAACTCCAACCTATGAGTTGAAGTTACCCTCATCAAATAAAAAAATTAAATATCGACCATTTCTTGTTAAAGAAGAAAAAATTCTAATTTTAGCATTAGAATCAAAAAGTCAAAATGAAATCACAAATGCCGTGACCGATGTATTGAAGAAATGCATTTTAACAAGAGGTATTAAAGTTGATGATCTTCCTACATTTGATATTGAATATTTGTTTTTAAATATTCGTGCTAAGTCTATCGGTGAAGATATTAAATTAACTGTGACATGTCCTGATGATGGTGAAACAAAAGTTCCAGTTACAATATATGTGGATGAGATTAAAGTTATCAAACCAAAAGATCATAAGATTGATATTGTTTTAGATGATAAGATGTCTCTTCGTATGAAGTATCCATCACTCAATCAGTTTATTGAAAGTAATTTTGATACAGAAGATGAAGCAGAAACCATAGTTGATAAAACTTTTAGAGTGGTTGCTGATTGCATGGACACTATCTTTGATGGAGAAGATGCATGGGAGGCAAAAGACTACTCATCACAAGAGAGACTTGATTTCGTGCAACAGTTAAACTCACAACAATACAAAAAAGTTGAAAAGTTCTTTTCGACAATGCCTAAATTATCTCATACCATTGAAGTTGTGAATCCAAATACAAAAGAAAAAGGTAGTGTCGTTTTGGAGGGACTAGCCGATTTTTTCGGTTAAGTATTGCAAGAGAGGATCTTGAATCCTATTACCGTATCAATTTTGCTCTCATGCAATACCATAAATATAGCTTGACGGAACTCGAAAATATGATTCCTTGGGAAAGAGACATTTATACATCTCTTCTTAAGCAATATATTGAAGAGCAAAATTTAAAGAACCAACAACAAGAGGGCGCCCAAAGGTATGGATGAAGAAGGTAAAAAAATAAATTTGGGAAGTTTTTTCGAGAGAAGTGATTCAATCGATAAAGTGGCGAGTAGTGCCTTATCAAAATCAAACTCCGCCATGAATGCTGTTGGTGCTAATAAATTATTGATTGAAAGTTTGCAGACATCAATTGAAACAATGCAAACACAAATTAGAGATATTGCAAACTATATTATAATAGATAGAAAGTTTGAAAGAGATCAAAGAGAGGATAAACTTTTAGAAGAACAGGATGCAAAGCAGAAACAAGAGATGGCAGACAAAGCTCTTGGTTTGCAAGGTTTGAAGGGAGATAAAGGAAGTAAAGGATCAAAAGGACAGCCAGGTGAATTTGGACAAGAAGGTGGTGGAGGAAGTTTCTTAGGTGGTCTTATAAAAGCATTAGCATTAGGTGGTACTTTAATTGCATCGGTTAAACTTTTAGGGCCAGTTCTTTTACCGATGCTTACAAAAGGAATATTTACAAAATTAATTCCCGCTCTTGGAAAAGGTTTAAGTCTTGGTTTTGGAAAACTTGGAGGAGTTATTGCAAAGGGACTTACTGGTTCTTTAGGAAAGTTACCTATCGTTGGTAAAGCTATTGTAGGTCTCGGATCAAAACTAATTGGTGGAATTGGTTCTGTTGCAAAAACAATTTTAGGTTCTATAGTTGGTGCAATTGGTCTTAGTGGATTAGCTGGTGGTTCTGTAAAGGCATCAGAGTCCAATATGTCTCTTGCATCTGGTGAAGATGGTGGTAGCGATGAGGGGTTAGTTGAGAGTGATACGTTCACTGTAAAATCAAATGCTACTCTGGAAAAAGGTGAAGTAGTATCTGGTAATATGAGTCAAGCAGATGCTGAAAGAAATATAAAGAAATTGGAATTGGAGAGTCAAGAGAATGATGCAATTCAAGCATTTGGTTTTCATTCACCAGAACATAATGAAGTAAAGAAAAAAATAATGATATTGGATGGAGTTCCAGAGGAAGCCATCTATACAGATGAAAAAGGTAAGCTTAGAACTAAAGGGTATTCAACATATGGTGGTGAAACTACCGTTTCTGATGATACAAAGAAGAAAACTAGGTCAATGGCATCTAGGTTGTTTGGTGGTATCGATGCCTTATCTGGTAATTTATTAGACTTAGACAAAAAAGGTGGAGAAACTTTCGGTGGAGGAAGAGTTTATGGTGGTATTTTAGATGCTATAACTGGTAATAGATTTGATTTTGATAGGAAAAATGAATCCATACAATCAGATGATCTCACATTAAAAGACGTTAATCAATTAAAGTCGTCTGTTTCTACTAATTCAGCTGCGATTCAGACAATTACAAGTCCATCTGCACAAAATGTAATGAACACAAATTCTCCTGTGACAGTTCAAAAAAGTAAACCACAAGTATCATATACAGAAATAAAAACAACTAAACCTGCTATACCTTTTATTAATACTTTAGGAAATCAATATCTATCTTTATCTCCTCATACGAATAAATTACCACCAGAAATTGCAAGAATGATTCAATAATGGAAAATACCTTTCTTATTACCAAATGTATGTTACTTCCTAGTGAGGGATCCTCATTACAGGAAGAATATGACATAATCGCTGGAAACCCAATCATTGACTATTACGAAAGTATTGAAAGTCCATCAATATCAATGACTATTTCTTTTATTGACATTGATCAAGTGATAGGTCGTAAGGGAATAACTGGTGGAGAATATGTTGATTTGATAGTTAAAGTTGATGATGAAGATGCCGATGATTTTAAAATTTTGCACAATAAACAAAAAATGATATTAAATTCTGTTAGAAACATGGTGACTGAATCTAACAAACAGGTAGCGACTTTAGAGTTTGTATCAGTTGAAACACTTGTGAATGAAACAGCGAGAGTTAATAAAAAATATACTGGTAACATTTCAGATATTGTGATGGAATTACTTGTTGGAGATGCAAAAGGAATTCAAACAAGTAAAACATTATATGGGCCCGTAGATGAAAAACTTGGTGATGAAAATATTGAAAAAGATAGAGCAACTAACTCTTATTCATTTGTTGGTAATTTAAAAAGACCATTTGACACGATACAATGGTTATGTCCAAAAGCACAATCAGCCACAGATGATTTTGGTTTTTTATTCTATGAGACTTTAGATGGTTATCATTTTAGATCAATTAAAAGTTTACTAGAACAAGATACAGTAACATATCAACAAACAGATGCACAAGGTATATCTAATAAAATATTACAAAATAATTTAAATCAAACAAATGACATTGGAATGAACATGAGAATGGGAATGTATGCTAATCAAACAATATACATTGACATCGAGAACCAAACACTTAATACAGTTAAATTTAAAGCCTCTGATATAAAGTTAAAGAGAAAAGCTACCTTACCAGCAAACATTCAAGATTATCCGACTCGTCTTATGGTCAGAGTTGATGATGTTGGAGTTGCACAAGTTGGATCAGCAAAGACAGATGTTCAACCTAAAAGTGAACTTGCCAAGTATCAAAATAAGTCTTATATTAGAAATAACTTACTATTCTCACAGTCTCTAAGTATTTCAATTCCATTAAATACTACATTAAGAGTTGGTTTTGCAATTAATATTAAATTACCTCTTAAACAAGACACAGGAGACGCTACCGTAGATTCTTATGGCAGCGATAGAAGTAATGATCCAAGTGGAAGATATCTGATCGGTGAGTTAAGACATCTCATTGGTGGTGAAAAGGCTGAAACACAACTTAAATTAATTCGTGATGTATTCACTGTGGATAAAACTGGAATCACAGACACAGGTGAATTAATTCGTGCTGATAATCGACAGTATGGAAACACTTGGCCAGCAGGTTCTAGATAAAACGCTTAAATAAAAGAAAAAGGAGAATCAAATGAAATCTATCGAAGATCACATTGAATACGATAAAAAAATTGCTGACGACCCACAGGCAAATCCAGCAGCAAGGAGACATGCAAAAGAAGAGTTGCATGAATTAGAGGAATATGTAGAACATCATAAAGAAGAAATCGCAGCAGGCGATCATCATGACCCAAATGCGTTAGAACTATTTTGCGATATGCACCCTGATGAACCAGAGTGCTTAGTATATGACGATTAATTAGATGTATCAACCATCAGCCACAAACTTCATAGGAAGAGATCCAATGCAATGGTGGATCGGTCAAGTTACCGATCCAGAGAAGGGAAAGTGGGGTGACGCCTTAGAAAAAACGAGAGCTGCTGAAGACTATAAAAATGATATCTATTCACATCGATGTCGTGTTCGTATTGTGGGATATCATGGATGTGAGGATGATTTGAAAGATGATGAGTTACCCCTTGCACATGTTCTTTTACCACCAAACACTACGACTACTGGCGGTAGTGGTGAAACAATGCAATATCAAGGTGGAGAAGTTGTAGTTGGATTTTTCTTTGATGGTGCTGATGGTCAACAACCAGTTATATTCGGAACTTTATTCAGACAATCTTTTATCAAAGACGAATTAACATCAGCAGAGTATAACGCAAAAAAACAAACATGCTTTAAACCTTGGACTCCACCAAAAGTAAAGAGTAATCTTGGTAAAAACCAAGTTACCGTAAATTCACCAGTAAATATAGGATTTAATGATGGTAATGGAACTGTTGGAAATAATCAAGTAGAGAATTCTACTAATATTAAAGTAGATAATGCCACCGCATGTCAGGACAATGAAGTAACAAAAATAAGAAATACAATCAAGGATTTTACTCAGAAGATAGAAACATTACAATCACTAAATTCTACCAATGTATTTGTAAATCCCATTTACGGTGGTATTGTTGATATTCAATCAGAACTTAAGTTAACATCAAATAAACTTCAGAACTCGATGACTAAATTAGTTCGTCGTGGTCGTTCATGGGTGATACAAGAAACTTTAGATAAGATGTCAACAACATTAAGAGATAAAGTACCAAAACCATTACAAGCTCCAACCGCTGAGGCTACAAATGCATTAGTGAATACTATGTTTTGTAATTTTGAGAAAATACAGGATGGATTGTTAGATTATCTCTTTAAAAGTTTAGAGAATATGATCGGACAAGTATTAGATGTACCTCTCTGTGGTATTGAAAATTTCTTGAGTGATATGTTTGGCCAGATTAATAGTATTTTAGATTCAAGTCTTGGAAGTATGTTTGATCAATTAAATTCGATTCAAGGTGGTGGAATTGCTTTACCAAGTAAAACATTTTCAAAGGCTCTTAAATTTGCGAATATTGTTGATAGTCTTCTTGAGTGCGATTCACAAAACTGTCCACCAAATACAACATATTCTACAAAGGGTGGACTTTCATTCGCTGGTGATGATGATCTTTCTAACGTCATTGGAAAGATGGGAATAAGTTCTTTACTCGACCCTCTCTTGGATACTTTAGATGGTGCAATTCCAGCAACACCATCAAGACCAGATTGCAGCACAAATGTTCTTAAATGTGGCCCACCAAGAGTTGATTTTCTTGGAGCTCTTCCTTTAGGTGGTCAAGGTGCAACTGGAAGTCCAATTATTAATGTTCTTGGTCAGGTGATTGGTGTTTCTCTTGAATTGCCTGGTTTTGGATATAAAGAACCACCTTTAGTTTCTTTCTTTGATAGTTGTGAAAATGGTTTTGGTGCTGCAGGCTACCCAATCATGGGTAATGTTTCTCCTTTACGTTATACTGAATCTGATAGAGATAATGAATTAATTCCTGATGGTAAATCAGTTGGTGATATTGTTTTTGATAATGATGAAAACTCATCTAAAATATTTGATGTTGGATTAAATGTCACAGGATCAGATCTACCTATCTATGTTGCAGATCCAAATGGAACCGAACTTGGTGTGGTTGATGTTGTTATAACTAATCCTGGCCAAGGTTATCTACCGAATACA